TGTGAGGCCAATTGATATCATTTGGAAAATTTAAATTTGCCCACAAGTCTTTTAAAATTATTTTTTTATAATTAAAATTTTTTAAATTATTACAAAAATCATGAGCTGCTTCACTTATATATTTACATATTGTTTGAAATGATTCGTGCTCATCTAAATCAAAATTAGACTGCCATCCAAACTGTGAGTTAGAGGCTTGCACAGGTGACAATGGATTGTTCTCATATAATAATGTTACTGCTTTTGCCACCATTTCATTTTCTTCATCAGTAATGTTTAAAATTTTTTGGCCATAAACATGTGGCCTTAAATCAAATTGTAGTTCCATCTCTTCCCTCGTTTGATGCTAGTTCATAATTTAAAGCAACTGTTGTTCTCTCTTTATTGTTAAGGTGTTCAGTTACACCGTGTTGCAAATACCCTCTAAAAATTATTACTGATCCCTCTGTCATATTTAGTTTTAAAGTAGGTTGGTTTTCATCTAACTCACTTTCAAGATTTAATCCAATAGGATTATAAAACAAAAACTCTGAACTATTTTCTGGTATATCAGTAAAATAAACAGCAGAAAAACCATAAAGAAAATGTCTATGAGGCACAGCGTGATCACCTTTTTTATAATTATTAACCCAACATGAAGCTAAATTTAAAAAATTATAATCTAAACTAAATTTTATTTTTTCTTCTTTCATAATTTCTACTATGTGTGTGCCTATGTCATCTGCTATTTCTCTTAAAACTGGATAATTTTTGTGTGAATTCCAATCAGATCTCCAGGCAAAGACATTACATTTTTTATTTGCTTCTGTTGTATGTTTATGTTTTTCTTTATTTTTTTCTACTAATAAAAGTTGATTAATACGTTGTTTATATTCTTGATGTTTCTCTAAAGAAAAGGACCAACATTTTTCCACGAATAAAGGGTGTTTAACTATTTGCATTATCTTGGTATTTTTTGTGATTCGTTTAAAACACTCCAACACGGAATGCTCATTGACAATCTTTTACCGAGGGGGATAGCCTCATGATAAACTCTTGCAGGTAAATATAATAAATCTCCAGCTTCCAAAACCACTTCAAATTTTATATCTAACAGACTAGGATCTTCTAACCAAGGTTTTTCTTCTTGTATTTTATCCAAATCATGTAACGTTGATAGTCTATTATTATATACCTTCCATTTAATCTTGCCATATGTAGGTATAATAATATTTGTAGCTAAATCAGCGTGCATATTTAACGAGTGACTTTCCGCAGTCTTACCGCCAAACACATGCACATCTGTAGTAACCATAAACTTTTCTTGTATCTGTTTGCATAAATCATTAACTATTTCTTTACTGTAACTATATTCCAACATTATAAATCCTAAGCCTTGATCTATAAATTGTTTAATTACATGATGATCTTGAACTGGATATCTAAAGTATTCATATCTACTAGAGGGTATTGGAATACGATGACGAGAGGGGGATGGATCTAATATCTCCCACTGTATATAATTGTTTTTAAGAGAACGATCTATATCATCCCAAGACAAATATTTTTCAGGATTAGGTAAAAAATCTTTAATTACAAAAGGTTCGTCTTTTAAATTATTAATCAATGATTCAAACATATTAAAAGTAATTTAAGTTAAGGGTTAATCGTTTTTGTTGATCAGTGCAGTTAGTGCTTTGATGTAAAGTATTACCATCTAGTATAACACCACAATTTTCCCTAGAAGGTATTTTAGTGTCACCTATTTTAGTATAGCCATTATTAGTGTTAAGATAGTAAACAAAAGCTTTTGATTTAAATTTAGTATCACGATGTGGTGCGTGTTCAATTAATTTAGATTCACCTACATAAAGATTTATTTTCATTCTAAACAATGCTTTTACATCTAAGGCAGCTAGTAATGGTTTACATAATTCAAAAACTTGTGGATTGTAGATAGTATAATAATTAAATAAAGTTGTTGCAAAATAACAAGATTTATCTTTATCCATTTCTTGTTCATGATTTAAATAAGGTTGAAATGTGTAAGGTATTTGTTCAACTACGGTCATAAGATTTTTAAAATCTGTATCATTTAATAAATCATATTTTCTTGTTATGTCTGCAGGTGTAGTGGATGTTTCTCCCCACTGTATATCTCCCCACGCTTGCACTTTATCGTTCATCGTTTCACCGTATTAAATGCTAATGACAATCTTTCTATATCCTTTTCTTGTGGAAGAACCCTATGATATGTGCTTCCTTCAAAAATTAATATATCATACTTTTTTGGTTTTATCTTCATTTTTACCTCCTTTGGATAGAAATTTACAAACTCTATATCAGAATTGTTATTTGTTAAATATAGGACACCCACCCAAGGATGAGCAGGATGATTATGAAATTCTTGAAATCCCTTGTGTGTAAGAATATTTATCCATGAGTCTGAAATAACAAACTCTTGATCTTTATATAATACTTTTAAAAGACTAATTAAATAATCTTTCATGTATTTAAACTCTCCTAATTCTAATATGTTTCTTGTTAAGTTAAGAGATGTAATTGCGTGACAATCCCAAGACTCGTCTGTAAACTTTTCTTTGTTCGAATTAATAAACGTTTCAAATGTTTGGAAAAGATGTGGTCTTGCTAATGACTCTTTGTAAATAGCTGTTTTAGTAAGTATTGTTTCTTTCATTAATGAATCCATGTGATGATAGAATACCTATCGTTTTTTATTACAGGACTAACACGGTGTGGGTAGCAGAAATTACTAGGAAAGACTATTGCCCCTCCTTGTTTTTTAGGTGCTTTGTATTGATCATCAAAAAATAAAAAATCACCTCCGTCAAAATCATCATTTAACAATAACGAAATACTTAAAGTTCTTGGGTATAAATCAAAGTGATCAACGTGGCTTTTGAATTCACCTTTTTCATTACTTTTATAATGAAGAATTTCGTAACCAGTATCCTGTATGTTATCCATATTAAACTCTTTTATATCTTGCGAATATTTAATTAATATTTGTCCTACGCTTTCAAACATTTCATTTTCAAATTGTTTTGGTAAAGGTGCTCCATGACATTTTCTTTCTTTTGTAAGATAATTACCATCTGGTGTTTCACGAGTAAGAGCTTTAAAAGATAGACTTTTACACTCATCTAAGATTGCATTACATATTTCTGGTGACATAATGTTGTCATAATGACGTATAAAATCTTTACTTTTTTTCATGAGGAGTTGCTAAAAAATTAAAAGACATAGATCTTCTTATCTTGCCTGGTTCTTTTGTTTTAAATGGCATTACACAATGTTGATGGTCTGCTTGAAAGATATAAAAATCACCTACTTCAGGTTCAACCCAAGTGCCATTAACACCGTCCACACTTATAAATCTTAATTGGCCATCTTTAAATTTATGTGGTTCAACAACATCATTTATAAATTCAGGAACTTTTAAAAATAATACAGTAGAAAAACCAATATTATCATGATGAGTGTGTGGAGGATTATATTCTCCTGGTTTCATATCATTTACCCAACAAGACATAATATTTAGATTGTAAGTGCCTTCGTCTAGTATTTCATAATTTTTTAATTGTTCAACATAGTCATTCATGCAATTTATAATTGGCCTAAAAGCTTTTGTGTTTTCTAAAATAGATGTAATATTTTTTTCATCATCTATTCTTCCTGCCAATCTTTTACCAAAACTATCTAATTTATTTTTATGATCTTCATATTTTTCATTAAGATCATCTATTGATTCTTGATCAATAAAAAACTTTGATATTATTTTTCCATGCACAAAAGTTCGTTGTAAATTTTTCATTGTTTAAACCACTCTGGTAGACCCAGAAAAGGTCTTGTATCATATTTGTTAGATAATCCCAAACTCCCATTTACATCATTGTAGTGTAAAAATACTTGACCACAGATATCTCCTTTAAACTCCTCTCTCCAATGTTGTATTTCTTTGCCCAAATAAACTACTGCATCGCCTGGTTTTAAATATATCTCCACATTTGGATCAAGGCACAAGGCCCACGGATCACCGCCTAAATTTAATGTAACGCTTATTTCACAAGCATCACGGTCTGTGTGTTTTTTCAAGACGTCACCTTTTTTATATAACCTAACGTAAGAATAAGTTTCTATTAATGACCGTCCACTTTCTTCTTCTATTATGGGTCTTACAGTTTCTAATAAATTTTCCATAACCATATCAGAATAGTGTGAATAGGTATTTGGTATTTGTGAATCTGCCCATTTACCCCACTCATTATCAATAGGTGATATAAACTTTGTATCGATTAAATGTTTAACCACTTTTCTTTTCATTAAAATATAATTGTAGCAAAAGTCAGCTAACTCTTTGTTTATTAAATTTTTAACTAACTTATATTTTTTCATACCAAACTGAGATTGTATAACGACTGCCTTTTATAACATTCATTACTGCATGTTTATGTTCTTTACCGTCAAGATAATATGTTCTACCTAATAAAGGTGTTATCTTAACACCCTCCACAACTGCCTCACCACCAACAAGGTCATCATTTAAAAAAGTTATTGAAGCTGCTGAGGTATTGTCACGAGCATTGTCAAAATGAAAACCTTTTGATACACCAGTTGGATATTCTACTATTTGATGCCTTTGCACTTTTCCAAATCTGCTATCGTGTTTTACATGTGATTTTATATTCTGTAAAATGTAACTATACTGTGGTGAAAAATAAGTTAAGAATGTGTCATCATGCGACCCTTTTATTGGATCGTTAATAAAAGAATCTATAATAGTTTTAGCTTCACTTGGGGAAATAACGTTGTCTTCTACAAGTATCATAAATTCTTTCTTTTTTCTGTATTTATTTATAACACAAAACTTATGTCAAGAAAACAATTTTAAAAAAATTTCTTGAAAATCATCGTAGACGTGTTTAAATTAATTCTCACCCAAAAATTACAAATCAAGGAGATATTATGGAAAATCAAGAAATATTAAAGGCTATAGCTACCCTTGCTGATAAGGTGAGTCGCTATCATGAACGTTTATTAGCAGTCGAAAGAGAAAAAGAAAAACTAGAAAAAACATTATCTGAACACCTACATGCTTGTAGTTGTCATAACGTAATTCAGGGTAAACCTTATAAATCTGACACAGAGATTATGGTGTCAGGATTAGATTCAGAAGTAGAGTGTGAGGCTTGTAGCGCTTAATTACTCAGGCGTTTCACCTAGCATATCTGCTAATGATGGAGCAAATACTCTAACATCTCTTCTTATTTTATCAGCCGTAGTAGAAGTTGATGGATTATCAACGTCAGCTTGAGCTGCATCTTCGGAGTCGTACTCAGCACCAGTATCGATGTTTGTAATTGTTGTTTCAGTTTTTACTTTATAGTGTGGAATTTTTCTTCCATCCTCAGTCATAATATGTCCAAGTAATTCAGCTGGTTCAACTATCGGCATCGTCTTTTCTCCAATTTATATTAAAACTAATAATAACTCTATCGTCATTAGAATTATTTGTTTGTACTTCATGTTGTAACCATGATGGGAAAAAAATCAAGGAATTTTCAACAGGTTCCCATTGAACGCTATGAGCTAAGTGTATAGAGGCTTTATCTGTTTTAGGGGGTGAAAGCACCTCTGACTGTGGTTTTGGCTCTAGAAACACAATATTACCGCATTTTTTAGGTGCTTTTAAGTAAAATACTCCTGATAAATAATTGTAAGGATGAGTGTGTACGTTATTACGAGAACCAGGAGGGTTAACCATGGCCCACATGCCTGTCATCTCTGGATTGTAATTATTCTTTACATCCATGTGTTCAAAGCAATCTTTTGAATATTTTAATATATCTCCAACTAACGTTTTAAATTCATCAATTGCATATATTTCATCATGGCTATGCCAACCTCCAATGTTAGATCGTGGCATACCTTTTTGATCTTGTTTTTTAATTCTATAGATAGAGTCAATTAAATCCTCGTGACCTGTTAATTGTAAAGAGAAAACGGGTGTAATAAATAAAGAATGTAAGTTAATCAGAGTTGTCCTTTCGTGACCTCCATAAAACTTGCTATAATGTGCACCTGATTGGCAGCATTGGCTTGTACTTTAAGAACATCACTTTCTTGCAGAACTAAAGGTTGACTCAATAATTCTGTTGTTGTGTTTGTAGCAACACTCTTTGCTTTGAATACTTCAAAGGTTGCAGCGCCTCTAACAACTTCAACGTCAACTAAAGTTGTTGAACCAGAGTCATTGCAAATTAAAAGAGATTTTACTATATCCGTAGTAGGCGGAACTGGTGGCGTTGCACCAGGATTAGCCGTAGGAACTGTTATAACAGTTGTCAAATTTGTAGTGGTAATATCCACCATTGCACTTTTAAATGTATTAGCCAAGGAAAAAGGTCTCCTGCTCTGATTCTTCTTTTAAATCTTGTTGAAAGTTTGTGTTTAATAAAAAAACAATTTGTTCTAATAACCTAACCATTTGATCAAACTGACCTGCATCATATTCTGGTGTAGCGTTTGGCAACCTGGTTATATTTATTTTAGCCATTATCTTCTTCCGTCAGGTCTTATTTGTATTTTTTGTGATCCAAGTCTCCAAGGTGTATCATCTACAGTATTAGTTGTGTATTTTATTTTTACAGCTCTACCTCTACCTCTTACATTAATTTTTTCAGTTGTACTAGTTATACTACCACTTGTAGTTACATTAGAAGCAGATTGTGGGTATTGTTCTAACGTTAAAGTGGCTGTCATAGTATTAGCTAAATTATCAAAATCTGGAACAAGTTTGCTTACAGACATTAATTGATCACCATCAGCTATTTCTACAGAACCAGTTTCTAAAAATGCGCTTATAGCTGTGCCATCAGCTTGATTATTACCACTCTCATGTTCAAATATTGAAGATGCTCCAGCTGTTAACCCTAAAATTGTAGATGCATTGGCTGT